TATAAATAATATGAAATCAACCGAAATGTTAAATCAAATTAAAACACTTCTAAATATTGAAGTTAAACTTGAAGAAACCAAGTTAGAGAATGGTACAATAGTAAGTGCAGAATCATTTGAGAAAGGAAAAGAAATCTTTATAGTAACTGATGACGAAAAGGTAGCAATGCCTGTTGGAGAATATTTACTTGAAGATGGTAGATTAGTTGTAATTGAAGAAGAGGGTGTTATAGGAGATGTAAGAGAAGTATCTGATGAAGCACCTGCAAAAGAGGAAGCAGCTGAAGAAGATGAAACTGAAGATCTAGGTGGAGATAAAGAAAAGAAAGAAGAAATGGGATATGCTACTAAGGAAGAACTTGCTGAGGTAAGAAATATGATTGATGAGATCAAGGCAATGTTAGAGCCAAAAGAAGAGATGTCTGATGATGTACAAGCTCCATTAAAATCTAGAACAGTAAAAGAAGAGTTTTCAGAGGACTTAAAAGAAGTAGCTGAACAAGTTAAAGAGGAGTTGTCAGAAGCATCTGCAAAACCTATTAAACACAATCCTGAAGCAGAAAGTAAACAAACGACAAGGGTTGAATTTGGAAAAGGAAAATTTAGCACTACTTTGGACAAGGTAATGGAACAAATAAGTAAAATCAAAAATTAAAATAAACAAAAAATGAGTAAATTAAAAAAAGTTAATTTAACAACTGACGTGACTATAAGCACAAGCTACGCAGGTGAATTTGCAGGAGAGTACATTGCTGCTGCTTTACTAAAAGCATCAACTATTGATGATGGTGGTTTAACTGTAAAAGCAAATATTTCTTTCAAAGAAGTAATTAAAAAATTATCAACAACATCTTTAGTAACTGCTGCAGGGTGCGATTTTGTACCAACTTCAGATGTAACACTAACTGAAAGAATTATCCAACCAACTGAATTGCAAGTAAATTTACAATTATGTAAGAATGACTTTATAAACGATTGGGAATCTCAGCAAATGGGATATGGTTTAGGACAGGCTTTGCCACCTAAATTTTCAGACTTTATGATTGCACACGTTGCAGCTGAGGTTGCACAAAATACTGAATTTAACATTTGGCAAGGAGATACAACTGCAGGAACTATTAATTCATTTGATGGATTTGAAAAATTGATCGCTGCTGCTGTAACTTCAGGAGATATACCTGCAGGTCAGGCTTTAACATCTGTTGCATTAACTGCTGCTAACATCGTAGAAAAATTATCTGACGTTGTTGGAGCTATACCTAATACGGTTTATGGAAAAGAAGATCTATTCTTATACATTTCATCTAAAGCAGCAAAACTTTATGTTCAAGCATTAGGTGGATTTGGAGCAAATGGTCTTGGAGCAAATGGTGTAAATGCACAGGGTACTCAATGGTGGAATAACGGATCATTAACTGTAAATGGAGTTAAGATATTTGTTTGTCCCGGTATGTCTGATGATAATATGTACGTTGCACAAAAAAAAGCAACCTATACTTTGGAACAGGATTATTAAATAATTCACAAGAAGTTAAGGTCTTAGATATGGCAGATTTAGATGGATCTAACAACGTTAGAATGATAATGAGATTTTCTTCAGGAGTACAATTCGGAATTGCTTCTGACATCGTATCTTACGCATAATTAATTAATTAACCAATAAAATAGGGTAGGTAGAATTTATCTACTTGCCCTTTTTTTTTAAAATCATAAAAAACAATGGCTTGTACATTAACGACAGGGAGAAAAATACCTTGTAAAAGTGCCTTTGGAGGCATAAAGAAAGTATTATTTGCAGACTATGGAACAATAGCTTCGATAGCAGTAGATAATACAACTAAGGAAGCATCTATTACAGATGGTAGTCCTGCACCAAGTTGGTTTGAATATGATGTAAAAGGAAATTCTAGTTTAGAAACAAGCGTAACCTCATCTAGGGAAAACGGAACAACCTTTTATACTCAGACTTTAAACTTGACTTTAACATATTTAGATGCTAAAACTCAGGCAGAATTGCAAACACTTGCAGTTTCTAGACCTTATATCGTTGTAGTAGATTACTATGGTAACAATTTCCTATGTGGATTTGAAAACGGAATGGAATGCACAGGCGGTACTGTAGTTACAGGAGCAGCAGCAGGGGATTTAAGTGGATTTACTTTAACATTCGAGGGAATGGAAGAAACTGCACCTTATTTCTTAGATGCAGCAGTAACGGCAGATGCAACACAAATTGAC